AGCTTCATCAACCATTTCTTTTATTGATTTAGGCATATTGTTCTCCTTGGTTAGAAGAACATTATAAAGATTTAGTTCAATGTAATAAAGACTGTCACAAAAATTTAAAAAAGGGCCAGATCTCCCGGCCCTCTTCCGCTGTTAAGCTATTTACCATTCAAGAGTTTCTTCCCTTGATTAAGTAAGTTCTCTTTCATCTTGCTGTAAGATATGTTTTCTTTTTTTGCTATCTTCTTGATCTCCTCGTCAACTAACTTTGCAATCATATTACCTGGCCTTCTAAAACCATTCGAACCCATTGCTCTAATAATGGTATATGATTCTATATCAACTGCACAAGACTTCCATTTATTTATGTCCATAGTTCCTCCTTAAAAAAATGCTATGTAATACAAACCACCAAAAATAATTAATAAAATTTTTGCTGGAATTAAAAACATTAATGCACAAATAATTGTTTTAATAATCAGGTTGTTCATCTTCTAATCCTTTCAATTGATCATATATAAGTTCAGATGCAACCTTTTCATTAATTATATAAATAGGCATATCCTCAAACTTCAGTGAACATTGTTGTAATCTTTTCATACAATTTTGAAAATCGTCATCTGCATATTCTAATGGCTGCCCACTGACTGCATGCGCAGGTAACTGTTCTAAAATCTTGTCAACCTGTTGACACCAATTTTTAAAAGTTTCAGATTTATTTTTCATTAAGTATTCTTTCTAAATCTGCCATCGGATTACGTGATAAATCAACCACAGCTTTTTTCAATCTTTTATTTTGATCTGTAAGTTTATTTAAATTTGTTTGTAGGTCATCCATGTTTTTTAAAAGTCCTGCTAAAGTTTTTGCAAGATTATCTAATGCTACATCTAAATCTGTAGCTTCCATTTCTGATGTTAATTTCAATGGTTCCAAAGTCTCGTTTGATTCTGTACCATTGGTCGATGTTGTCACTATTGCCATGAGGCCTCCTCTTTGTTATGATTATTAATGTTCCTAATATAATTATTTTAATGGGATATGCAAGGATATTATGACAAAATTTTTTACAGTGCTTTATTTGTGTAGTGTTTTAAGTGGGCAATGCCCATCATACCAATACACAGGGCATTCGTTTGAAACTTTTTCAGAATGCATGGATTTTGGCTATCGTTTAGCTTATGGCACATATAGACAATTAGAGATTAATGAAGAATATACAGATGAGTATATAGAAAATAGCAGAATTGTTGTAAAATTTGAGTGTAAACCCATTGAAATTGAAAAAGAATTAGTTCCGGCACCAAAACCAAAAGGTAAAGCTACATAGTTGCAATGTAGTCACATTTTGATATATAATAATACATGAAGCTATATCGCGTCCAAGCAAACTATAAAAATATATATATTAATGAGATGCTTGAGGCTGAGAACGATAAGGCCGCTCTTGAGTGTTTTACTAAAAAGGTTGACTCAGGAGTTGTAACAGAGATTGAAGGTGCTGGTTTCCATGATCCCAATATCTTGATCTTAACCTTTGAAGAGGTTGACCGAAATGCAACTACAAAAGTTAATATCGGAGAAACTTCAGTTGGAGTCCAAGTGGGCCAGCAAAGCGTTGGAACAGGGTAGAGTTACTCCAGATATGAAGTGGATTGATATCAAGATCAAAGATCTTAAAGTAAAGATTAATGATCAAAGTGTTGAAGACGCACAAAAAGGTCTTTTAGATATAGCCAGTTAAATCTGGTTAAAAAAAATTAATTTTATTCCTAAGACTTCTGCGCTCTAAATTATTCTAAAAAGCATTCAGTGTCGCATCCAGAACGAAACCCCTGTGATTGTGAGTCGTCTATTATTCAATAAAATAAAAAAGTGAAAATTTGCTCGTGATATAATAGTAAATAAAAAAAAAATAAGGAGAGCAAAAATGTTTGAATGGAAACACCCTAACTATTACAAAGAGTTAAAAAAGTTAAGAGAAGAAACAGAAAAGGAATTAGAAAAAGAAGAGCAACAGGAAGAGGATAAAAAAGAAGATTAAGTTTTTCTTTTATACAAGACATGTAACTTCTTGCCATCAAAGTAATATCCCTCAAGTTCTTTTTTATTCTTTGGCTTCACCCCAACTTTTACCGATTGCGACATCGACTTTGCTTGGGACTTTAAGTGTTTCGATTGCATTTTCCATTATCTCCTTTACTTCTGGTATATCATTTTCATTATTAAGTGAAAAACATAGTTCATCATGAATTTGTAGTAAAGGTTTAAAACCTGCTTTGTAACAATCAATCATAGCCTGTTTTGTTTGATCAGCGGCTGACCCTTGAATTAATCTATTTAAAGCTTTGTAAGTGAAAGCTCTTCTAATATTATTGCCATAAATGGCCTTAGCCTCCTCATATTGCATCGCTTTGTTCATTCCGAAGGTAGAGGGCTCCCACATGTCAAATCGGCATTTACGACCCCTTATTGTTCGAATAAAGCCATACTTAGAAGCGGAACTAGACACATCTGTAGCTAATTTTTTAACAAAAGGCACTCTTTCTCCGTATTGACGTAATAAATTCTCAGCTTTATCCTTAGTTATACCTAATTCCTTTGCTAATTTAGCCTTACCCATACCATAAAACAGCCCTAAATTGATTGTTTTGGCCTGAGTTCTAGTAATTCCTGCCATATCAGCCACAATTTGGTGAAAATCTGCTGATTCATTTTTATAGGCTTCAATAAACTCCGCTGCACCTTCAAACGTATTGTCTACAGATGCAGCGTAGTGAGCAACAAGCCTAGGCTCTTGTTGTGAGTAGTCGAAACTACCCCATTGCCTACCTTCTTCAGGTAGAAACAAACTTCTAATTTTATTCCCAAATTCTTTGTTACGAGCTGGTATCTGTTGCAGGTTAGGATTTGAATATGAAAGTCTTCCAGATACAGTTCCGCCTTGATCTGATCTTAGTTGATTTATTTCGGAATGTATTCTACCTTTATGAACATAACGTTGAATGGAGTCTATGAATGTTGAATGGAATTTATTTATTTCTCTTGCTTCTCTTATTAGTTGCGCTATCGGGTTATCACAATTTACTAACCAGTTTTGGGTAAAGCTAGGTTCATCACTTTTCGGTGTCCGTGGGTATTCAACACCTATTCGATCAAATACTTGAGCGACTGATCTCGCAGCCCATATATCTACATCAAGTGTGGTCTGAGATTTTATTTGATATAAAACCTCAGACTCTTTTTTTTTAAATTCTTTTTTTAACTTAGCAGCCTGAGCTTCGTCAACTCTAATTCCTGTCCTTCTTGTTTCAATTAAAATAGGTAATAGTTCCATCTCCATATCCCAAACATCATTTAAACTTTGTTTAGATATTTCAGTCTTAAATCTTTCCCATAATCTCAAAGTAAGTCCTGCATCTTGCTCAGCATAGAAACCTACGTAACCTGCAGGTAGTTTCCATAAATCAGCCTTTGGATCTATACCCCACTCTTTTGCTTTTTCATTTAAAAATGTTTCATTTTTTATTTCACCAAGATAATCCTTGGCACATGCATTTAAACTGAAACTAAATCTGTTTTCATTAATTAAAGCTGCAGCAATCATAGTATCTACAATTTTACCTTTAATCTCAAATCCATTCACCAATAACCAACCAACATCATAACTTGCGTTATGAAAGATTTTAGTTGCTGGTAATTTTAAAATGTTTTGCATCCAAGCAGTGGTAATGCCTATATCCATATTACCTCCTGCGTCATGTCCAATTGGAAAATACCATTGTTGACCAAGAGCAGCCACTGCAAATCCAACAATGTGACCATCAAATGTAGCCCAACCAGGTCCTTTTGTTTTAATGTTTGGATCTTTAGTTTCTAAATCAATTGCAATCTCTGTAGCTTTTGATAGATCAGGGTATTCTGCAGGAGCAATCCAATCGCTATCATTATAAATAAAATTTAATTGATGGGTCATTGTATTCTTTTACTTAATCCTTTGTCTTCAATTGCCATTATCTTCCTGAAAGGAATTCCAAGCACTAGTAAGGCACAGTCTGCGCAAAAGACACAATATTCATAATATATTATTGCAACATCATTATTGCACTTTTCGCACTGCACTAATTTTTTCTTTTTTTTCATTTTTAATTTGTTTGTACCAACTTGTGTCCCGTCCGTTTTGTTTGCACCACTCATAATGAGCTTCCTTAATTGAAGTGAGTAATTGCATATTTGGCCAGGGTGCATTTTTATTTTCTTTTGTCATTTTTCATCCGTAAAATTTCTAAATCACAATAATGTTTTATTTTTTCAAGATCTTCAATTTTATTTTTGTATAAATATCTGCACACATATTTAATTACATTACCTTGAAAAAAAGAGAGTTTATTTTTTGATATAAATTCATATGGCTGGATTTCAAAAAATTTGTAATGACTCCCTCCAACCTGCTTATCTTGTGGGAAAGCCTCTTCAAACATATCCTTATCACTCATTTTAAACTCCACATAGGCCCTCGCATTCTTGATTGAATAAATCTGGCCCGTCATCATTTTTAAATTTAACTTCGTTTAAAGGCACACAAGATCTGTGCACAAAGTTTTTTACTTTAGGATTATGCATTCGCATCTTTTTATCAAATTCTACAGCACTTGCAAATTCTTCTGGTCGGTTATTTCTCATATCAATCCAAAAATTATCATCATGAAATGGACAACCAATACAAGCAGATTTGACAGGTATCTTAAAACCTTTTCCTTCATACCATTTTAAGCAATCTTGCCTAGACATCTTCTTTTCTATTAATGGCCATCTGTTTTCCTGCCACCAAAATCTTGACGGTTTCATTCTCATTACTTCATCTGTAGAAATCCCAACCCAAACTTCTATGTGTTTATCTTTTGGAAATCTTTGTCTTGGTTTTAATCCAAATATTTCTCTAATTTTTTTTGCAATCGGAGTAATTTTATATTCTCTAGTGCATTGTCTACGACCCATACCTTTCTTACCTTGTTCATTTAGAGTGTAAAATGGTGCGGAAGCAAATTGATTTCCGCCTGGAGACAAAGCTTTTATAATATCATCTTGAATATTGCCTTTTTTAACTATGTGTATTGGATAACTAATTACATTTTTAAGATATTCTAAATGTTTTATTACTGGCTCAGGCTCCCAACCCGTATCTGCGAAGACAGCTGCGTCAGGTTTTACACCAAATTCACCTGCATCAGCCATTAAGGCCATCGTGGAGCTTTGCACACCAGCTCCTAATGAAAGAATTCTTAAAGACGGATTCTGTTTCATAATTTAAATGCCTGCAGAACTTTTAATTTCTCTTCTGCGTTTGCAATCTTTTCTATTAATTTATCTGCTTCATCAACGTGTTGTGGATGTTCTCCTATAGCTACAGGTTTTTCTAAATAAATTTTAAGGGTAGCTTCAGCTTCTGATATTTGTGCGTTGTATCTATCCTCTAACGCCTCTAGTATTAATCGTCTAAACATAGTTTGCCTCATATTGTTTGAAATATTTTCCTAACGGAAAATTATATTGATGATAAGTCCCTAACAAATGTAACGTTTGTTTTGATCTTGTTGCTCCTGTGTACCATACCCTCAATTCTTTTATTTTATCTGCTAAATTTTTTTTATCAAAATGTGATGGAAAGTTACATTTGCTTGCTAAAACAACATTGTCTGCTTCACCACCTTTGACTTGGTGTATTGTATCAATAATAATTTTAGGTGGTTGTGTTAAATCTACACCCTCACCCATAAGTTTTTGAAAGTATTGTTTATCCTTATCCTTAAATTTTCTTTTAAACACTTGATTCCATGGACCTTTTTCATCACGCATGCCGCATCTTAAATGTAATTCATCAAAAGTAAACACTTGGTTCGGATGTGCAAAACTCCATTTTTTACTGTCCGTTGACCGGTAGCCGTGATCTATGTTTAATAAATATTCATACATGGTTGTAGCTTCCTCACGATTTATGCTGCCACCCTCACAAATTTTTTCCCAATATTGTATTGCATAAAATTGATTCGGGTCAAATGACTTATTATTTTTTTGATCCTGGTAATACAATCCTAAATTTTTTGCTTCTGTTTGTAGCTCTTTTTTTACATCATTAATTCGTGCAAGCACCATCCAGCTCCCATCTAAATTCCATGGTACTTTTTTGAGACCATTCCACCTGTACACTGCACCATCCTTATCGTTAGAATAAAATTCTTTTGGCACTCTGTAATCACCCATAGAATTTAATAAACATTTAGAAAAAAAATGTATATTTTTATTAAGTCTTACAGATTTTTTTAACACCAGAGATTTACCAGGAAACGTTTGAAACAAAGTAACGTCTGCACCATTCCATTCATAAATTGCTTGATCATCATCCCCTGCAATGTAAACTCGTTCAACACCTTCAGACATTTTGACAACCATGTCCCATTGTAGAGGTGTAAGATCTTGAGCCTCATCGACCATCAACACCTTAAAAGGTATAACAAGTCCATCAGTTATAAATTTATGAACCATATCAGTAAAATCTAATCTATCCGGTGTCCGTTGTCCGTTTTCCAACTCCATTGTTTTAAACTGTTCATATCCTGCAATAATAGATTTAAATTGTTGTAATCTAACATTCTTTCTAGATTGTTGTTTGTATAACCACACAGGATCTACTTTCATGTTTCTTGCCCTATCATATATTTGTAAAGACCAATTATTATAAACTTTTTGATCATCCCAAGTATCTTTAAATCCAACTTTTACAGTTCCATATTGAGTATGAAACATTAATAAATCTGCCTTTGGATCTAATACAGGTATTTCAGCAAACTGTTGTCTTGCTAAAGAATGCAAAGTTCTAAAATATTTAAAAGCATCTTCATCGTAACCTTTAAATTTTTGTCTAACCCTACTAACACATTCATTTACAGCTTTGTTTGTGAAGGATACATAGCATATCTCATCTGGAGAATAGCCTTTTTGCAAATAACGTTTAACACGTTTCAAAAGGTTTTCTGTTTTTCCTGTGCCTGGTGGTCCAAAGATCTTAATTGTCTTCCCACGCAGCCTTTGTTTTAGTAAATTTGACATCTTTATTTTTGTGTTCGTTTTGTTTTGGTAAAACTACTACCCAATGCCTAGACTGTATGCCTTTAAATTTGGCCTTAGGTTTTGCTCCACCTTGTTCTAAAAATCTTGTACATTCTTTTTCATTCCAATTGTAACTCATTTTTTTCATAAATGCTCTAAATGTCTCTAGCTTAAAACGCATCTCTGTTTCATCTTTCCATATGTTACCTGAATCAATTTGATCAAATTCTGTAGTATCTTCTACATCCTCTAAAAATCTAGACATTCTTGAGTTAAAAACATCGCTGCTTTCTTCTCCTGCATCAAAACCTTCCATGTCTTGTTTGTTTTGTATAAGTTCATCAAGCCAATCTCTGTAGGGATCTGGATCTCTTTTGGTTGGTTTTAAAGCACGCCATACAATATCGTAATTAAGTAATTGTTCTCCTAATAATTGTTGTTGATACAATTGTTTGGTTGATAATCTAATTGATTTACCTTGTATAGGAAGTATCCAATATGGTTCTGGATAGGAATTTACTTTAATAAGTTTACCCACTTCTGGTAATGCTTCGTTAGCACCAATCCCGAGTTTTCTTTTAATACATTCACTTGATACACAGTGCATTCGAGCAATTGATGTTTTACATTTGTAAGCGTATTCTTTGTTCTCAACACCTTTGAAAATATTTTGTAATTCTTTTGGGTGTAGTTTTTCACTACAAACCTTACCCATCATATCTCTTGTCCACTCTTCATACATAACCGGATCTGGATTTATTTTTTTTGCTAATACAGCTACGTTAAACATTGCATCGTTTCTCCCTTCACCTTTTTGTATTTTGTTTTTCATAAAATTTACAACACATGGTGGATAATCTTTTGTTTCATCATCTTGAAATATTTTAATTTTTTTAAATTCTTCTGGACTAAGCCTAAATTTTAAAACAAACTTATATAAATCCTCTATTTTAATTGATTGACACTCATCATCCATTGCAACCCTAGTAGACATGTTTGCTTTTTGATATGGAAGGTTTACGAAGTTACCTTTTCTTTTTTCATCCCAGTTATCAGGAGTTAAGTCTACCTCATCTTGCGCTGGAAAAATATCTGTAGTCGTATCATTTATGCCAAGATCTGAGGCAATCTCAATTAACTTTTTTCTCATTGAAGATGCTGCAACAACACCTTTAATAAATAAAATTAAGTGGAGTCCGTTGGATTTTGATCTGAATGGGACGAGTGGGTATTTTCTTTTACGTATAACGGATATAACGTCTTGATGGCGTATATTATAACGATCAACATCGATGACCCCCCAACTGCATGTATTATCATCTCGAATGGGAACTGATCCATAGTAAGCTTCTCCTTTTAGGTGTTGAACCCAATGATCCTTTGTCATCGGTTTAGGTTCAACCCAATGTTTAAACTCAGCTTTACCCTTAGAATTTTTATTTCCTGTGGGAGCAGAACATCCAAAATATGTAGAAGAGCCCTGGAAGAGTTCTATAAACTCCTCCAGAGTCTTGTCAAGTAGATCCATGTTAGAATGGAGTTTTTTCTACCGATTCTTCTTTACCGTGATTAACTTTGACAGCACCTTTTTTACAAGTTCCGTAAAACTCAAAAGCTGCTTTAATTGTTTCTTCGCTCTCCACAGTGCCTATATGCTCAATCTCCCAACCATACCATGATCCAAGATTATTCTTTTCTAGAACTGTCTTCATCAGATAGTTTTGAGTGAATGGAGCAGGTTTGAAAAAACCTTTACCATCTTTCTTCTTTTGTCTTAAAGACATCATCATTGAATTCCACTTCTTAGATTTTTTTCTTTGAGTGGACTTCATAGTAATTAATGCTGTAGAAGTCTTATCTTCTTCTACAATCATTACATAGTGAGATGCTGTTTCTTCTATATAGTTACCATTTTCAAGTCTGTCTTTACCATCATCACCTCTAGTGGTTTTACTCATGATATCAGAATCAGAAGGATATACATTTATAGGTGCAGAACTACCTTCTTGGCCTCTGTCTCTCCATTCAATGTATTCTAATTTATAATAACAAGGTATGACTCTTATACCTTTTGAACCATCATATAACTGATCAGTTACTGTATTATAAATCATTCCAGGTCTGGCCTCTTCTATAAAATTACTATCACCCATTGTTACTTGTGGTGAAAGTTGACCTAGAACTTTAAGAAATGGTAATGCTAGACTTTTTGAATCTACATTATCAAAACCCTCATCAGCAAATTGCTCAATATTAACATTTGCAATTGCACCTGCTTCTTTTTTAATCGCTACTTCGTTCGATTGTTCTTCTCTTATTTTCATATGTTACCTATTATTTGTTAGTTATTTTCGTTTTATTTGCGATGTATACACCGAACAAATCGAAAGGTAATTCTTTACCGCCTTCAACTTGTTCTCTAACAAAAGCCTTCAATGTCATAGGTTCTACTTTTTCTTTTTTGTTGTAAGCAAAACCATTGTCATCACAAACTTTTATTAGTTCCGAGACTTGATTGTCTTGGCCTCTTCCGAAAGATGCGGTTATGGTATTTTTTATTAAATCTTCATAACCTCTATTTCTTAACCATGAAAAGGCTTCGTCCACTCTTGATTCAGGAATTTTTGCTGCATAAAAAGGTTTGACTTCAACTGTCGAACCATCACTTAACTTCAACAAAGATACACCAGCTTCCTGCATCATCTCTGGAATTATTCTTTCTTCCATATCTCTAGCCTTATGTTTGAGTAATGAAAGTTTTTCTTCTTCTTGTTTGATTTGTAAATTTAAATCTTTAAGATTATTACATTTGTCAGAAATAGATTTAACACTATCTTGACTAATGTCTAACTTAGACATTTTTTCTATATCCATATTTTCCTCCTATGCGCTCTTAAATTATTTAATTGATCTTTGCAAATAAAAAATATAAAAAGTTTTTGATGTGGATATATCCGTATAAGACGATGCCTTACGAGCATCAAAGAAATGCATTAAAAGAATCAGCTGAAAAAAACAACTGGGCTTACTTTATGGAAATGGGCACAGGGAAAACAAAAGTTACAATAGATAATATAGCTTTCTTATATTTTCAAAGAAAAATACTTTCTGCATTAATAATAGCACCAAAATCCGTCTATACAAATTGGGAATCAGAGATAGAAACACATATGCCCGATCAAGTAAAATACAAAATTTTTAAATGGAATATAGATAAACCAAAAGATTATTACAACTTAAACGAATCACCTTACCTTAGAATCTTTCTAATCAACGTTGAAGCTTTATCCACAAAACGTGGATATGAAGGTTGTATTGATTATCTTAGAAAAAATAAATTAAATTTTGTAGCGCTGGATGAATCAACCACAATAAAAAACAGATCAGCAAAACGAACAAAAAACATTTTATCACTAGGAAAATTATGTCATATAAAGCGTATATTAACAGGATCCCCAATAACAAAATCTCCATTGGATCTATTTACACAATGTCAGTTTTTAAGTCCAGAATTATTAGGTTTCCATAGTTATTTGGCTTTCCGTAATAGATATGCTGAAATGACTGATATACCAGTTGGTTCTGGTAGATACATATCCGTTCCAAAATATTACAAAAGACTAGAAGAATTAGAAGAAAAAATGAAGCTTTTTGCAACTCGTATTAGAAAAGATCAATGTCTAGATTTAAAACCAAAGGTAAGATCCAAGAGATACATTGAATTAGATGGCGAAGGTAAAAAAATTTATGAAAAACTTAGAACTAGTGCTCTAGCAATAGTTGAGGATAGTACAATATCTTTTTCAAATAAATTGACAGAAATAATAAAATTACATCAAGTTTGTAATGGTTTTACTAAAAATGACGATGGTAAAATACTTCAACTTCATAAATCAAAACTTAATGCATTAGAAGAAACTTTAGAGGAAACAGATGGTAAAGTAATTATTTGGGCTAATTATTTATACAACATTCATGAAATTAAAGATTTTTTAATTGCAAAATATGGAGAGGAATCTACAGTATTTATTTATGGGGAAGTTAGCGTTGAAGATAGAAAAAATGCTGTGGATCGTATTCAAAACGATGACAAGTGCCGTTTTCTTGTTGCTAATCCTACTACTGGGGGCTTTGGTCTTACTCTTACCGCTTGTAATACTGTTATCTATTATTCAAACTCATATAACTTAGAAGTCAGAATGCAGTCAGAAGATAGAGCTCACAGACTCGGACAAAAGGGAACTGTTGTATATATAGACATCGTTGCTAGAAATACATTAGATGAAGCAATCATGAAGTCATTGGTAAATAAAGGTAAACTTGCTGCAAAGACTTTAGGAGAAGAAGATCTTAAGAGTTGGCTTCTATGATTTTATTAAATTGCTCAACTCTTTCTAAAAATTTATCGCCATAATCTTTTAAATCAGATTCATTTAGTCTGAATTCTTGGTACTGAAGATCTCTACTACACATTGATATAACACCTTGTTCAATAGGTCCGTAATTTTTTACGTGAGCTAAATAATATGCACCAAGCTGCAACTTATAATCTTCCACCCATTCTTCTTTTTTTGGTTTGTTAGTTTGTTTCCAATCAATAATACTTGGTTTACCATAACAAACTGCTGTTAAATCACATGTGCCAGCAAATTTATTTTCATATTCTAAACTTATCTCATTTCCCCAAATTTCATCAAGTTTTATATTATTTAAAATTGTTTTAGCCATCATTCTTGGTTTACTACCCTCTTGCATCGCATTGTAGTATCCTTGACCATTTAAAGTATATTCTAAAACCTGGTGCATCTCAGTTCCAATTGATGAAGCTTGTTTCATTATCCTATCAGCTTCTGCATCTCCAACTTTTCTTCTCCAATTATCTAAAAATCTTTTGTCTTTTGTTGCACCCAAAATATTTGTAACACTTGGCACTTTAACATTATCGACCAAGTATTTACGACCATTGGTATCTGAAAATCTATTATAATGTTTGTAAGGATATTTTCTAATTAATTTCATTGAGTAATTAATACAAGTATAACTGATGCCATACCTGTAATTAATACACCTGCAGAAGTCAACAAAATCTTTTCTAATCTAGATACTGATTCTTCTAAATTATTGATTTTATCATGTGTTTGTTTTTGCATGATTCGGCAAAGCTTTTCATGAGCTTCAATTTTATTTAATGCTTCTTTAGACATTTGGATTCTCCCTTCTTCTTGCTGCTGCTATGGCTGTTGGATCATTGGGAAACAGATCTGCAACTTGTTGTGATGTCACTTGTCCGGTGTTCTGTGGCGGAGTTGGTGCAACTGGGTTTTGTAATTGTAAGTCACCAACTACTGATTGAAATTCTTCTCTATCTCTTTCTGCTTCTTCTGTATCAACTGTTAAACTATTTTGAACAGATCTATTTATCATAGAAACTAAATTATTGTCTTCCTGCGCATCACCAGAGGATTCACTAAAATCTGCAAACATATTCTCCTCAACAACTTGTGGAATATTATCTTTAAATAAAGGCTCTGGTATAGACATAGGTAAATTAGATAATCTCTCTATAATTTCTGCTTCACTTATTGTGTTTGGATCTACTCTAGGAATGTCTTTATCCTCTTCTCCTAAATAATTTATCAATCTAGCTAACGCATCTCTTTTTCTAGTTAAACCTAACTTCATAGCAGACTCAGTTACAGCTTTTGTTTTACCAAGTATTCCATTTACTTTAAGGGCATCTACAATAGTTTGTACACTCCTGCCTGAATAATAATCTCTACCAGGTAGAAAAGTAGCTTTGACAGTTCCCGTACCGATTTTTTCACCTCTCAATAATTTTAGTGTTTCATCTGGTAATAAAGCATCGTTCATTGCTCTTAATGCTACAGGATCAGTAAGTATTTGTCCTGCTCTTCTAGATAACAATAATAATGCAGCAGAGGCTAATAGACCTGGTGCTCCAAATATTAATCCACCTGCAATACCCCCTCCAAGTGTAAGTCTTCTTGCTAAAAATTGAGAAGGGTCTGATAGTTTTGTTTCACCAATAGCTTTCATGTATGAAGCAAAATTATAAAATTCTTTTGCGCCCTTGTCACCAAGCATATATTGTATTTTTCTTCTACCACCTTCATCAAAACTGTTTTTTATACCAAAAGAAGCCATAAATTTATCTGCACTAAATTCTGCAAAATCATCAGCACCAAATTTTAATTCAGTCGTATCAAATATTCCATTATTTCTTTTTACATTCTCAATACTAAAATCTTGTAAATTTCTTTTCTGATCTCTTGTTAAAACTTTTAGTGTATCAGATAAATAAGAGGCCCCTGCATTTATAGATGAGTCTTCGTCTATAAAATTCCAAACTGATTTTGCTCCTGCATCTGATGGACTACCAAACGCTCTTAAAAATTTATTAAATGCATATTTTGCTTGCACAGCTTTAAACAAATCTTTTCCACCTTGTGTGGCTTTTGCACCTATTTCTCTTGACGCTTCTGCTCCGATTAATTTTTTGAATTGAACAACGGCATCAACTGAATCATTTTCAAAAACTTCTCTACCTACATCTTTAAAAAATTGATCTCTATACTGTGTTCCTGCTCCCTGATAACCTTCTAAACTTTTTGCAGTAAATGCATTTCTATCAAATTTTCTTAAACTTCTTACTAAAGGAGATAGTTGGTAAAAACCTTGAACATCAGCAAATATTTTGTTAGCCTTTAATAATTGACCTTTTAATTGCTCAGCTGCTTTTATATTTTGTTGTATATATTGATCTGCCAAAGGTTTACCACTTTGTTCAGCTATAGCGTCATAAGTAGCTTTTATACCTTCATCCTCTAAATATTTACCAGGATTATATATATCTTCACCAAATTTAGCAAAGTCAGTTTCCATTGCCTCTCTCATAATAAACATATTGTTTTTAAGAGTTGAATACCTACTACCTTCAATGGCATTATTTAGCATTGTTCCTATGCCTTTAAATTGTTTCGGTGTAATTAAACCATCCCTAACTCCTATCATTGCTTTCATAAATAAATTAATAGGATCTCCTTGCATTGTTAATACTTTTTCAATGTCTAATTTGTTTAAATCACCAAACCCTTGTAAGTATTGTTCAAATTCTGGAAACTGCTGCACATTTTCTTCCAAAAATTCTCTTGCAGCTTTTTGAGTTTTTTCTAATTTTATTATTCTTGGGTTACCTGAGGTAGCAGCTAAATTATCAAAAGTTTTATATGCACTATTATATAAGTCTACATTTTCTATAAATACTTTTTCTGCTTGTTTTCTCACAGATGAATTAATTGCACTGACTTTAAGCAATGGAGAGTATGCTTGTAAGTCTGAAAGATATCTTTTACCACCTGCAATCTCTGCTTCTGATTTTGCAACTTTTCCTACAGGAGCTACCAAAGGGAATACCCCCATAAATCTAAAAAAGTTTCTACCAAGACCAGCAAAAGGTCCTTGTCCTTCCTTTAAACCAGATAACAATGGTAATGGTAGACCTTTATCTCTTGCAAACTGTGCTAATTCTTTTTGTTTTGGCCCAACTGTACCAAAAAGAGATCTTATACCTTTACTTAAAGGGCTAAATAAAAACGGTGATAATAAGGATGCACCTGTATTCCACAGCATAGCATTCTTCATAGCAACAGCTGTGTTTGTAAGTTGATCTCTTTCTACATCTCCTTCAGGAATCTCTGATAGGTCATCAGCTAAAGCTGATGCAATCTCAACACCTGCTTGTTCATTTAAAGTGTCATAAGTAAAAGCTCCAACACCTGCACCTACTGTGCCTCCTAAAACTGATTGTACTTCTGTTTTAAGTAATGGTCCTCTATATGCTCTTGATAATGGATCAGCTAATCTTCCAATACCTTTTAGTGCACTACCAAAAAATTTAAATCTACCAGGTAATTTGTTTGCTACATTTGCAGCAGATCTTGCAAAAAAACCAGGACCTTTGCCTAGAAGAGTGCCATCCTTTGCTGCTCTAAATATTTTTTTTCTATTCGCAACATATGGAAATATCGAACCTGCAATATCTCCAGTAAGTTCATAGGTAGGTTGACCTACTCCTGTTGCTGCTTTTAATGGGTCTTGTAAAAATTCTTTTTCTGAAACAATTTCTTCAGTTGCACCTTGACGCATTTCCCCTAATTGACCCATTGTTGGGCCTTTTAATTCTCCCCTTCTAATAAGTTCATCAATAATCAGTCTTTGATCATTAGTTAAATCATTAGGATTGATAGTATTGCTATCTAATTTTTTTTGTAGATTATTTATAAATTCGCTCATTATTTAAAAAACTCCGGTGGAAAAACTTTTTCAAAATCTTCTATTGTCATATCTTTTAACTCTTTTTGTCTTTGTCTAAATAATTGACTGTCAAAATCACTTAACTCATTAAGAGTAGCTCCAGGCGGTAATAATCCGTAAGCTTTTCTTTCGTTTAATAGATATTGTGAACTACCACCAGCACGTTCATAAAGTCTTTCTTGTTGTTTTATATCATCTAAAATGGTTTCAGCTGTAGCAGTAAGTGAAGCTATAACATTTTTTTCACCTCTTAGTAATGGAAATACTTTGACTAACCCTTTAGCCATTTCAATATCTTTTTGAGTCAACCTGTCTTTTGCTTTTAATGAGTTCGCTAATTTGTAAACAAGCACTGTTTCATTAATAGCAAGTCTTTCATAATCAAGTGTGCTACCATCTTTTAATCGTTTTTTAGCATTTCTAATTGAATCATTGTAGTTTTTCTGGAAATTACCTAAACCTTGATTACCGTTTAAGTATTTAAGTGCATCGTTTGCAGTTTCAAATTCTCCACTTGCTACTAAAGCATTAGCTACTTTCTTTTGTTCAATATTAAACATAGCTTTACCAGCAGCTTTTATTTCTGCTTTATCTGATCCACCTACTTTTGCAAAACTAAATACATCTCCTAGAGCTTCAGTTAAACGACCACCATAAAGTCCAAAAGCACCAACAGCACCCGCATCGGCACCGCCTTCTGTAATAATTCCTAAGCTTCTATTGATTAAATTTACCGCTGCATATTTACCTGCAATATCTTTTGCTAATTCTAATGTTTCTTTATTTTGATCTTTATTGGCAATAAAATTTAATGATGGATCTACAGTTCGATAAATATTTATACCATTTCCATCAACTTCTCCTGTAGCTCTTTGAAGTGTTCCATCCTTTAGTCTTCTGCCTGGAATATTTACTATTCTTCCGTTACTATTTGTTAATTGAACAACACCAACTTCTTCTGTATCTGGCATTTCAAAAGCTTCATTTTGTGCTTTTAAGAAATCTGTTGAAAATTCTAACGCTCTACCAAGAAGATTTTGTTCTATCTCGTCTTCTTTCATTTTAACCATCACCATATTATTTACTGCTGGTCCTAATGCAGCTCCAAATACTTCAAGAGCTCCTCCAACACCTGATTTTTTAGTAGTTCCAGTAAGTAAACCAGATGCAAGATTAGTTAAAAAAACTAAATTTGCATTTGAAGTTTTTCCTTGTCTCATTTCTTTTGCTATTTGTCTTGCTAAATTTAATTGTTCTGCGAACGGTGATGTGGCATCCAAAGCATCCTTATCAGCTTTGGTATTATCTTTTGTTGTTTTTGATTTAGAAAAACCAAATGAATCTTTTTCCTCATCAGGTTTTTCAGCAACTTTTGTTCCGGTGTCCGGTGGCAGTGCACCAGACATATTATCTACATTTCCTCCTGTATCTGAAATTTGAGGTGGCAAAGCATTTTCAGCAATCTTAGCCGTATCGATTGCATTTTTTTTACCTAATCTAGTTGTGTTTTGTGGCTCTGTAGCTATATCAACTGTTTTAGATTCAGGTGATGTTTGACCTCTTTTTCTTTGTCTTTTTAATTTTGTTTCTGTATCTTTTTTTACAATATCGTCTAAAGTTTTTGGATCAAATTTACCAAAAATATCTTGATCACTCACACCTTCACTCATGTAATCTGTTGCTTTTAATCTGTTTTGTCTTTCAAAATCTGCTCTTTCCTTTGGAGACATAGCGTTAATTCTTTTTCTTTCAGCAATTCCTGCATCAACTCTATTTTTAATTCCAGCACCAGTTGCAAGAATAGCAGCACTTGGTAAAAGTCCTATACCTGCTAATGTTGGTAATGCTCTAGTAGCTAAATAAGCACCTCCTAATCCAAAAGGCGTTCGTCCTAGATCACTTTCAATACCTAAAGCTTGTCCAACTTTATCTCCTGCATAATAGCCACCTAATGCAGGAAGACTAAATACTCCTCTTCCAAAGCCCCTTGCTCTAGATGCCATTCTCTCCATAAAGTTTGGTTGAGCTCTTAAAGCCAATGCATTATTGTAGGGAGAACCAACCATTGTTCCCATATTGCTTTGTGGTATTAATGCAGGAACTGGAGGTCTCATTGGACCTATCATTCTTCCATTTTGTGCTTTGAGTGGTTTCAAATGACCTTTTCTTAAAGCTTCTCTTCGAAACATAGGACGATTTAAAATTTTGTTTATAGACATTTAATCTCCTACTGGTTTTGGTTCACGCCTTGATAAGCTGCAAATGCTCCTATACCTGTTCCTACCGCTTGTGCTAAAGGACTTGTTGAGGGTTGTGTGCCCATAGTCACTGTTGATGATGATTTTGGTCCTGCAGCATATAAGTTAGATAAGAACTCAGCTCTTTGATATGGTTCATATTGTTGTTGTAAAGTAGATTGTCTTTGTGCATCTAATGCTTGTTGAGCAAGTTGTCTTTGAACACCGCCTGCAGCAAACAGTTGATTGATATCACCTTGAGCCATTTGTTGTTGGCCTAAACCTAATTGACCTAATTGTTGACCTGCTCTTAATCCAGTTAGTTGTTGCTGTTGAGCTGCTCCTAATGCTGTGTTAAAACCCTGTTGCTGAGCTCTGCCCATTGCATCTAAAGTCCTAGATTGTAACTCAGCTTGTTGAACACCTTCTCGTCCTCCACCGAATGCCCCTGATCCAACAGCGTTTGCAGCAATTTGATTTGACATAATCCCTGATTGTCTTGCTATTTCATTTGTTACATATTGTTGGTAAGGATTTAAAAATTGTGAAATTTGTGATGCACCTACAGGTGCTGCTGCTTGTGTTACTTGATTAATACCTGCTTGAACAGTTGGGGCACCAACACCAGTTTGACCTGCTGCTGTCATTCCTTGCTGTTCTAAAGCACCTAAACCTGCTACTTGATAGTCAGGAAGATTTATTGGTTTCTGCGCCACTTGACGGGCGATATCCATCAACTCTATTTTTCTTTCCTCAATACCTGGTGCCTCTCTTACAAACTGTGTTTGTGATGTTGGCGTTGTTGGTTGTGATGATCTTCCTCCTCCAAAAAAACTCATAATTTTATCCTATCCATTTTTCTAATTGTACATGTTTCTTTTTCCAACCCCATTGTTTAGAAACTCTTTCCCAACCGGGTCTGGCCATAATACTTAATCTTTTACAATTATTTACTTTTGCAAAATCTGTAATTGTTCTCACAAGATTATCTTCCCATAATTCTCTTCTTTTTCCTGTGCAAATTAGTATCTCATATTGATTAAAATTAGGTAAGACCCCTATCCTACCAACGCAAATTCCGAATACTTTGTTTTCTTCTGTTTCATCAGAACCAAACATAATCCAACACTGCATCAAATCTTTTTTAAGTTCTTCATACACCCATTTTGAATCTGCATACTTACCTGAGTATAATAAAGCTTCTGACACCATAAATTCGGCTAATGGCCAAAAAGTTTCTATATCTTTTGGCTCTAAAGGTAAGATACTTACTAAAGGTTTAATTCGTTTTTTGTTTGTCGATGCCATTTCTATCCTTAATTAAATCAAATACACGCTTGTATCTTCTTTGTTGTTCATAGAAATATTGGGCACCTTTTTCTCGCATGTCCTTCATACTGCTTGGATTTGCTCCAGCTATGATTCCAGCACCTAATACTCCATCTGCTCTTGTTACAAACTCTCCGTCCGCCAATTGAGCTAACATTGTATCCTCGTCTTTATCTCCTACGCCTGCTCCGTCTTCAACATATCCAGTTGCTCTAACATAATTATTAGAGTCATTTTCATCGTGGGTCATTTTTGATGGAAGATAGTTTACACCTCCCTCGTTAAATTTTTTTATTGTAGCTAAACCCCCTTGTTTTAATCTTTGTTGAACCATCGAGTATGGGCCTACTCTTCTATCGCCTCTCCCTCCCTCTTCCGGTGAGTAAACACTTTCATAAGCTACCTCTTGCCCTGTCGTTGGATCGATAAATGAATATCCAGGTCTATTAGTTTTTAAATCTAAGTAACCCATATTATAACCTGGCATATAAATATCTGTTGGTTGTGGATCAAAGGCACCACCCAAATATGTAGCTCCAGCTATTGCAGCTGAAGTTTTTATAGGATCATAAGATCCATCTGGTTTTTTTAATATATTTAAAATGTTGCTCAAACCTTGCGGATCTGTTTGATTGGAAGGTAGGTTTTTAATCATGTCAGAGGCAAATATTGCTTCTCCAGTCTTATTCATTCCAGGATATTTCATTCCAGGCAAAGAGCTAAATAAGGATGATACAGGAGGAGTATTAACTCCAGGCACCATACCTGCTAAGTTATATCCACCATAAGCTCCTGCAGCAGCTCCAAATAATCTACCAATACCTGATGCTCCTGAATCTTTCGCACTTCGATATCCTCGAATACCACCGTAAAGTGCGGCAGCGATAGCTAGTGGATTTGCCATATGTAAATTCTCCTTTTAAGATCTTAAGTTTTAAATAATACCATTTTACTTAGCTGATATCAACTCATCATAAAACCTGCCATGATACTGATGCTCACCTATATGCACTATAGAATCGTTTACATAAGCATAGCATTTACCACCTAGATCTCTCCATAACTTACAAAATGCAAAATCTTCGCCATTGTAAGTTTTCTCTTTAGGGTCATGTAGGGTATCGAAAAAATTCCACATGTTAGGTTTATTGACAAATTTTCCGTTAATTACTGTCTTTTGTACTATCTCTTTGTCAGGATATTTTTCTATCATTTTATCTATTACACCTCTCTTAATAAGCATACACCCGGTCGGTGAATCTGTTACTTCCATGACACCTTTATGTAACTTTATGTCGTTTGGATCAGGCACTTTCATAGGATATGTGTGCAAAGATTTTCTAATATCATCTGGTGATTTAATTTTACCCTGTTGCATTTTTTCAAAAGCTTTATCCCACATCAAAGTTTTTAGTGGATATGGTACAGAAATAATATCTTTGTCCGCTTTCAGCATAGAGAATATTGATTTACCTTGAAAATATATGTCAGAATCAATAAACAATAAATGTGTTGCTTTTGAACCTAAAAAACCAGCAACAGATAAATTCCTACCTTGTGTTACTAATGAAGATTTTATTAAATGAAAAGATACTTTAAGTTTTTTTTGAAAACATTCTTGTTGAAACTCAATTAATGCTTGAGTGTAGTGTATTGAAACTTCACTATGAACAGGTGTTGCAACAAATATTTCTATATCTTTAAACTGGTCTTTATCTTCTTTCCATAACGGCTCTATCGCTTTTTCATAATCAGATTGTGTTTCTATACTAACCTCCTGTAATGTTTGGTAGGTATCTTCGTTTACATATTTATTGCTTGACACTTATGGCTCCTTTCAAAAAGTTTTCCCATTCTATAGCTTTTTTATCCCAACTATAAAAATTTTTATAATATTTTTGTTGTTCATTTAAATGATTTTGTATCGTATCTGTATGCAAATACTGCCCTGCTATCTCAATCGCTCCCGCAACACTTGTAGCTAGTAATTCAAAATTCTTTGTATAGTTTACATATACTGGCCACTCTGCACAAGTTTCAGGTAGCGCTCCGAAATTTGTTGTGATTACATGAACACCTGCAGCAAGTGCTTCTAAAGCTGAAGCACAAAATGTTTCTTCAAATATTGAAGGGTACACAAATAGATCATAATCTGACATATGTTCTAATATATATTCATTCGGTTTATGACCTATGTAATTTACATTTGGTAATTTTTTTGCTTGGTCAATTAAATCCTTAGTATCCTTGTTTACTCTATTTGCAAATTCAGTTCCATACACTTCGTTTGAACTGTATACATCAAGAGTTATGTTTGAATTTTTTACATATTGCATAGCTAATAACAAAACGTTTAATCCTCTCCAAGGAGTACAGTGATGTATTATTTTGATTGGATCTCCTTTTTTATATATTTTTCTTTTAGGAAAGTGGCTTGCTCCGTTTTTAATTACTATACATTTATCTTCAGGTATTTGAAAAAAGTATCTAAACTTTTCATAATTCCAATGTGAATTAAATACATACCAATCGTAATCATTATGTTTTGTTTTGTCTCTAAAAAACCATTGTAAATTTGGTTGATCCCAAGAATTCTTTTGCCAAAGTATATTAATTTTATTAGGATCTATTGGTACTTTACCAGGAATTGATGTGCAAATTTGGAATTTATCTAGTAAATCTTTTGAAACATATTTCTCTAACAACTCGTGTTGAAGTTCGGTTGCGCCTCTAGGTTCCATTATTCCTTTGTTTTAGCACCAATAGAACCTGCTCTAGTTACAGTAATTTCTAGGTCTTGTCTAAAATCATTTTCAGTAGTATCAGTATTGGGATCAGCAACATCAGCATCAAAATCAGCTTTAGTATCATAAACCTTACCTGTTCTTTTGTGTTTAATTATTTCTTTAGCTTCGGCTGGTATTCTTGGTATATCACTCATTGTGGTCTTCCTTGTCTGTTGTACTTCTTATAACTTCTTTTTTCTGATTTTGAAAGATTTTTTTTATGTTGTCTTATTCGTTTTTTTGGTTTTGGTCTTGGTGTAAAAAATTTAAATGTTCTTTTAGCCATTTTCCTGTGATCTGTCTAACTGAGCATAAGAAATTATGCCTTGTATTTCATCAGCTGTACCAGCGGTCATTTTAATTATGTCACTAGCCTCTAAAATTAAAGTATGGTTTATTATATCTTTTGTAGCTGAAGCAGATATTGATTCATTAAATATCCTAAAAGTAGCTGAAGCTGAAGCATCCGTAATTTGAACACTTAAATTAACAGCACCTGTTGAACCATTATTAATTTGTATTTGTTTAACTAATATAGTTGCATCAGAAGGGGCTGTAAAAACACTCGTAGTCCCTGTTGTAGTTAAATTTAAACCTTGGTTTTTATATTGTATTGTCATGATAAAAAGAAAGTAAAAGTATCTTGTTCATTTTTTAATTCTTGTTGATATGAAGTGTTTAGCTTATCT